CAACTCCATACAAAAATCTTGATGGTGGTTATGTTACTGATTTAAAATTCTCCACCATAAAAGAGGCTAAAGAGTGGGTTGATACTATGAAGAGTCAACCTGGCCTAGTGTATGGGAATACACAATATCCTTATACCTATATCTCTGATACTCATAAAGGCAAAGTGGATTGGGATTTGGAGAAGCTTCTTATTGTTACTATTGACATTGAAGTTCAATGTGAAAATGGTTTTCCTTCTCCAGAAGAAGCGGCAGAAGAACTTCTATCCATAACAATCAAAAATCATCAAACCAAGCGTATTGTGGTTTGGGGTATTGGTGAATTTAAGAATGACCGTGATGATGTAACATATGTAAATTGTGAAAGTGAAGTTCATCTGTTAAAAGAGTTTCTTGTCTTTTGGGAAAAGTATTATCCAGATATTGTTACAGGTTGGAACTCTGAATTTTTCGATATTCCATACATATGCAATCGTATCAGGAATCTATTTGGTGAAGATAAACTAAAACGTCTATCGCCATGGGGCGGAGTAAGAGCTCGTGAAGTATATCAGATGGGCAGAAATCATCAGGTATATGATATACAAGGTATCGCTGCACTGGACTATTTTGATTTGTATCGCAAGTTTACATATTCGGCTCAGGAGTCTTATCGACTAGACTATATCGCAAAGATTGAATTGGGTGAACAAAAAACTGGTAATCCTTTTGAAACTTTTCGTGAATGGTATACAAAGGATTATCAATCATTTATTGAATATAATATCAATGATGTTGAGCTTGTCGATAAACTAGAAGACAAAATGCGTCTTATTGAATTATGTTTGACTATGGCTTATGATGCTAAGGTTAACTATACAGATGTATTGGGCACAGTCCGTTATTGGGATGTTTTGATATACAATTATTTGCGTGAGAAAAATATTGTTATTCCGCCAAAACTCAAATCAGAAAAGTATGACAAATATGAGGGGGCATATGTAAAGGAACCTCTTATTGGTATGCATAATTGGGTGATGAGTTTTGATTTGAATTCTCTGTATCCACATTTAATTATGCAATATAATATTTCACCAGAAACACTTATTTCTGATTGTGAGAAACAAGATGGATTAGTAGATAAAATTCTTGACGGTAAAGCTAAAAATAATACAGAGTATTGCATGACACCTAATGGTGCATTTTTTAGAAAAGACAAACGAGGGTTTTTACCTGAAATGATGGAGACTATGTACAATGATAGAGTTAAATTTAAAAGACTTCTGCTTGAAGCTAAGCAAAAGTATGAAGACACTAAAGACCCACAGCTCCTCAAAGATATATCTAGATACAACAATGTCCAAATGGCAAAGAAGATATCTCTCAATTCGGCGTATGGTGCTATTGGGAATAATTGGTTTCGCTATTTCGATCTTATGGTTGCTACTGCAATTACAACGTCTGGTCAATTATCTATTCGATGGATTGAAAAGTCTCTTAACATCTACCTTAATAAAATCTTGGACACAAAAGATAAAGATTATGTTATCGCATCTGATACCGATTCGGTTTACATTACTTTTGACACACTGGTTAGTAAAGTGTTTGGAGAAGGAGCGTCAACGGAGTCTATTGTCACCTTCTTGGATCGGGTTGCAAAAGAGAAGTTGGAACCTTTTATTGGCAAAAGTTATCAAGCTCTTGCTAAGACTATGAACGCATACGAACAAAAGATGAAGATGGGGCGAGAGGCAATTGCTGATAAGGGTATCTGGACTGCCAAGAAAAGATATATTTTAAGTGCATGGGATATTGAAGGGGTTAGATATAAAACTCCCCAATTTAAAATTATGGGCATTGAGGCAGTTAAAAGTTCTACACCGTATGTCTGTAGAGAAAAGATTAAGGATGCGTTGAACATTATAATGACTGGCGATGAGAAGATGTTAAATACATTCATACAAGATTTTAGAGAGGAATTTATGAAGTTGTCACCAGAAGAAATTGCATATCCTCGTTCTGTAAATGGACTTAAAAAGTTTTCATCTTCTGATGGTCTTTTTGCTAAAGGAGCTCCTATTCACTGTAAAGGTGCTATATTGTATAATCATTTATTGAAGAAACATAAATTGACAAACAAATATCCACTCATACAAGAAGGTGAAAAAATAAAATTTCTGCATATGAAACAGCCGAACATCTATACAACAAGTGCATTTTCATTTATAACTTTTATGCCAAAGGAACTTGACATTATGGACAAAATAGACTATGATATACAGTTCATCAAGAGTTTTGTTGAACCGCTTAGATTCATAACTAATAAAATACAATGGAAAATTGATGACAGTTACGGAACACAAGGCACCTTAGAAGATTTTTTTTGAGTAATTAGATGCGGGCATCGTATAATGGTATTACCTCAGCTTTCCAAGCTGATGATGTGGGTTCGATTCCCTCTGCCCGCTCCATTTTGGTTATGGTATGATTCTTGAAAAACAAGATGCAATTTATGCTGCAACAAAATTGATGGTATATTTCAAGGATTTTAATCGCATTGATGATTATTTTCGTGCAAGAAAGATTGAACGTGTAAAGAATATTCCTGTTGCACTTCCTGGCTTTAGTTTAGACGATGACATGTTCCAAGAATGGGACATGCATCCAGAAGATATGAATTTTTCCATTATTCAAATGCAGCCTAAAATATTTAATACACTTTTAGAAATGACTGCATCGTTTTCACCAGATGAAAATCCAGGCAAAACTGACAAATATATTGTGAAGGAAACTAATACAAATAAGATTGTTGGTTTTATACGGTTTGGTTCTCCATTAATAAATTCTAAACCTCGTAATGATTATCTTGGTGATGTTCCAAACTTAGAAATTTTTAATCAAAGAGCAATAATGGGATTTAATATTGTTCCAATACAACCATTTGGATTTAATTGTCTTGGTGGTAAACTTCTTGCTGCAATTTGCTGTTCTCATGATCTTCGTAGACAATTGAATAAGAAATACGATACAGAGTTTGGCTTATTTGAGACAACGAGTTTATATGGTAATATCAAGGGCTCAAGTATGTATGACGGTATGCGGCCTTATCTACGTTACAAGGGTGATACCCAATCTAAGTTTCTATTGACATTAGGTGAAGAGATATATCCAGAACTAAAAGATTGGTTTACCGAAAAAAATGGTGGAGAAGAACTTATTCATAAGGGTGCCTCTAGTCGTAAACTTAAAATACAAACCAAGATGGTAGGTATAATAAAATCTTCCCTTAAACAACATGATACGAAAGCATATGAATTGTTTAGTAAAGAGATTGCAAAGGCTGGAGAGGTTACGACTCAGAAAAGATTTTATATGAGTGAGTATGGATTTTCCAATGTAAAAAAAGTTTTGTTAGGTGAAGAAAAAGACTTGACAAAAGGCGAAAACTATGATAGCTTTGAACTTGATAATATCATTAAGTGGTGGAAAAAGAAGGCCACTAAACGATATAACAACGTGGTTGCAGATGGAAGGGTTCGTAAGGAACTTGAGGTTTGGAATCAGGATACTATGAATAAAATTGATATTATAAGATGAAAATTACTATAGCAAGATTAAGATCAAATGTAAAGTACAATGGGCCATTAGAAACTGTACTGGATAGTTTCTTTGAAAATTATGTTAAGTGGATGAGAGTCAATCCACAACATGAATACAACACATACAATGTTTCGTTTGATAAGAATAGGCCTAAAAGAACACCAGAGACAATTAAGAATGCAGATGTAATAGTTATTCCTAGTGATTCTGAATTTCGTTATCATGGGGAATTGCAGATGAATCCTAAAGACCTTGCGAAATCTGAAAGTCATATGGACACTATACGTCCATACTTTGAAGACAAGACTGTTATTATGTGGCGTTCTGATAGAGGTGATACGGAAGAACTATATCGTAGTTTCTTACCAAACATCAAAAGCTTTCATACAATAGATGAGATAGACTTTTCTGGAAATATTCATGGCATGAAGTATCATTTCATTCAGA